GGATTTTCCATTATACTATTTACTTTTTGTCTTTATTCTTTAATGTAAATTTATTAAAGTTATTGTATAAGTTTTTTAATTTATTTTGGTTAGTTTTACTTTTAGAGTTTGAGTTCGAGTTCGAGTTCGAGTTCGAATTAAAGTTTAACCGCTTAACAACTTTATTTTTAGGCGGTGTAACTTTCTTCTTAATAGGTGGACGTTTAATATTTTTTTTTGTACTTTTAACAACTTTGGGCTTAGGTCTAGGTGGTGTAGGTCTCTTTTTATTTAATTTGATGACTGGTGCACCGTTAAATTCTCTACGCATCTTAATATAATTAATCACTTTATTACTGTTTAACGAAGGTGTTTTTGGTAAAGATATAGCATAATTAACAACCTTGTTTACGGTGTTTTTACCAAATTTACCATATAGTTTATTAGCTTCTTTTTCTAATAACAATCGTTTAAAATATTGTTTTTTATCAATTTTAAATCGGTAAACCATATCTTTCTTTACTTTATTAGCTTCACTCTTTTTTAAAACGCCGTTTTTAGAGACTAAATTCTTTTTTAATTCCATACGATCCAATTCTTTTTTTACTTCATTGACATTTTCATTAATGTTCATTACGTTACCATACTTTTTCATCCAATATTTACCATAAAGTTTAACTAAATCATTTTTAATACCCGTTTTATTAAGTTTTCGTTTTAAATTTACAGGTACTCTTTTATTTCTTTTCATTTTATTTAACATTTCTTTTTCAATTTCGTTAGCGAGAGCATTGGGAGAATTTGGTGTGTTTGGTCTATTTTTAAGTTTTTGACATAAAATTTTAACGGTATCTTTATCGTTTATGGATATACCTCTAGAAATAGCAAGTGCAATCAATTGTTCTTTTTTCATATCTTTACACAACTTATCATTTATTTTATAATCAGAGTTACCTTTTTCTAATTTATCCAATGCTTTACAAATATCTTCTTTTTTGTTTCTATTTTTTACCCCAACAACACCCAATTTTTTGGCAACATCGAGTAAAACTGGTTTTGTAAGACGTTCACATTTCCGACCACCAATTTTCATTATACCATCTTTATCGTACGTTATCTTCATATTTTTTGATTTCGAATTTGTTTTTTTCTTAACCGGTTTTCTTTTTGGTATTTTAAAACAACATTCGTAGCCTTGTGGATTTTTTCTAGTTTCATAACCTTCTTTACACGGTGGTCTTCTAGGTTTTGGGCACGTAGAAACTCCTATTTTAGATTTCTTTTTAATCAATGGTATAGATACATTAACGTTTTTATTTACCAATCCCATTGTATATCCCATTTCGTGTAATTTTTTAATCATTTCCACACCAAAAACGTAAGCATTTTCGAGATTATCTGGATTATTTTCACCTTGTATCTGTACTATACCTGCACCGAGCTGACCAGATTTAGATGAAAGAATATAATTATGTTCATTATATTCAACGTATAGAAAAGGTGATCTTTCTGGTTCGTAAGAAATAAATGATTTCAGTGGGTTTTCTTGCGCTATTCTACTTAAATCAAAATTTGCGTTTGTTGAAAACTGACCACCGATATTATTGTATTTGATATCATTGTATAAAAATCCTTGTTTTTGTGTGTATGTGTCTATTAAATATTTTCGTAGTGCCTCTGGTTGTTTTTTTAGGTTTTTTGAACCCAAAAATCCTCCCGAAAAACGTATTTTACCGTTTCTATATATATTAAAACTAAAATTTTTCTTGTTCATACCATCTGTCGTGTATCCAGAAAGTTGTACAGAAAAGAAATTTTTATCTAAATCACCTCTCATACCAAAATTACTCGTGTGTATAGCACCTGTTTGAAAACGACCGTATATACCCTTGATTTCATTAAGATCTATTGATAAACCTGGTGCAATAGATGCGTGTCCTTTTGGTTTGCGTTTCAATATATATAGTAAATCTACACGACTCTCTTGTGAAAAGTCTTTGTTTACTAATATATTGTATATACCCGGTTTTAAACTTCCAGTTCTTAACTCTGAAAATACACTACCTTGTGTCTGTGAATTAGATCCAGGGACTAATCGTACAGGAGTTGTCATTTGTCCAGGGTTTGTACGCTGTATTTGTATGTTTGAATTCTTCACGAATTGACGCGGGTCCATACTTACACTAGGCTGAGAATTTTAATATTCTTCCTCCGCCACCATGTCAACTCCTACTATGATATCCTTGTTTTTATACTGTCTGAAATTATATTCAATATCCAATTTTTCAATGGTTATACCCCGACTACTAAATGGACCAAGGTAAAAATCTGAATTAAACCTCGGTTTTGGTAAGTTATTAAGCATACAGTAAGTAAAGAACCTTTCCTTGAATACATCAATTGGACACATGTATTTTAAACCACCAGTGTTAAACTGAACTTTATCAGACTGAAGGTAGTGTTCAAGTGCGTTTGTAACTGTTGCTACAGATTTTCGAACTTCCTTGAAGTATTCCGGTATTACGTTCCATATATCTTGATCCTGATATTTTTGAGCATAATCCAAATAACCTCTTACACACTTTTGTAAAATAATAGGCATTTCTTTTTCAAGTTTTAATTCGAGTAACGGATCTGTATCTTCATCTCTAATCTGCTTCTTAAAATGCCATGTCATCAATCTTCTCAAAATACTACCCGAATTATCTTTCCAATTTGGACATTCATTACCACCGAGTATACCCGGTACGTCCCACGTTATATTTTTTGCAGTTTCAAATTTAACGGCGATTGCGAGCTCTTCACCAGAAACTATTGATTGGAATTCAGCTTGTTCTAGATTCAAGTCACCTTTGATTTCAGGTGCAATAAACATCAACCCGTCATAAATACCCGATAAACCAAATCTTTTCTCGACGTTGTTTGAAAGTTTCTTCACATCCGTTGGTTCATAAAACTTTTGAAAAACTTTAGTTATGAGTGTCGATTTACCTGAACGTGCAATACCTTTTAAAAATGGTATAATTTGCCATTTATCAATATCGTTCAAACAAAATGTTAAACGACCACCCATAACGTACATCCAATTGCATGCTTCATTCGGAAATTCTTGTGAATTGAGTACTTTATCAAAATATGGAGTTGGTATTTTTTTCCAATCTTTCACGTGACTATAGTCTACAAAATCACTATCGAAGTACTTACAACTTACTATCGAAGGATCAAGCGTTGAAGCTTCCTTTGAATCATATGGATAAAAAGAGGTTTTATATGTTTCTGTTATACCAGACCATTCTTTACCAATAAAAATACCATTTCTGAAAGACCAAACGTGTCTGTCTTTTACAATTTCGGGAAATTGCATATCACAACAGTTACCGAGATGTTTTATGACCTGGTCGATTATACCAGTTCCGTTATGGGTTAACTCCTGCCATAATTCAAAACGAGACTCTTTGGGTGCAATACGATTAACATATTCTTTTATAGTTTCTTTCTGATTCCATGCACGTGTATCGAACCCATTATACTTTATTTGTGTACAACAATATCCTCGGTACCTTTTGATATTACTTTCATATAGTTCTTTTAGGACGGTAGTAAGAGCTTTTTGAAAAGTATTTAATTTTTCGACGTCAAATATAGACGTTCTAAAAATGGTAGGGTCAGATTTAACAGTAGCTTCAGCCCATGTTGGAAATTCAACTCTCTGTACTGTTCTGTTATACCGATATATGATCTGCCAGGCATCATCAAGCTGATCAATTATACGGTTAATTCGGCGAGATATGGTAAAATCTTCGTCTTCCATCGTTAATATTCCAAGTGCATCAGCTCTATTGAAGAGTGTACCAAGTCTTTGAATAGAAGTTGTATATTTTTCATTTGTTTTTTCATAAGAAAATTCTTTGCATAGACCGTTTTCATCAAGTTCTTCACTATCACAAAAAAACATATATCCAAGCTTGAAAGGGTTTGTATGTTCTAACGATTTTAGACGAAAGTACTTTTCAAGTTTGCATAAGAAATTCAATAATTCTTCCGAATTAAATCTTTCGATAGATGTATTAATAAGAATATTAGATGATAGTACAATATCCGGATTTTTTTGGGGGTAATAAATCTCGGACATGTTTTATAAATACAGGTCTTTATTTTCTAAGTCTATTTTTTTTGAAGTTGAGATAACATTTTAATTAATATTTTGTTTTGCATTTCAATTTGTCTTGAAATGTTTACAAGTGCAGAACAGACCGTTTCCCCTTCTTCTGTGGAGAGAACAGAACTCAATAACATATTTGTATCAGATAATGGATTCTCTGACATATCAAAATCATCTAATTCGATATCAGAATCTTCAACGAACGATCCAGAATCTTCAATTTCTTCTTCTGAAGAAATTTCTTCTTCCTCAATAATTTCGGGGTGGTCATCGACACTTTCAAGTTCGGGTGGGGTATCAATTTCGTTTTGGCTGGACATTTATATAACACAGGAAAAATCAAATCGTGTTTTTTCGCGAAATCATCTGAAATAAAAATCTCAGTGTATAGTACAAACAAACTAAAAATGGCCGGTGGTCTCATGCAACTCGTCGCCTATGGCGCCCAAGATGTCTACCTTACAGGTAACCCAAAAGTAACTTTTTTCCAGGCTGTCTACAAACGCCACACTAACTTTGCGATGGAAAACATCGAACAAACTGTCAACGGTACTGCCGCGAACTCTGGTCGCGTTTCCGTGACTGTCGCCAGAAACGGTGATTTGGTCGGTGACATGTACGTCGAACTCAAGACTAAGGCGGCTCTCGCCAACACAAGCGGTGCCGATGGTTCCGCTTGGGTCGCTGAGCGTGCGATCAAGAACTGCGAATTGTCGATCGGTGGTCAAAGAATCGACAAACACTACCAAAGATGGTGGAGATTGTACGCAGAGTTGTACTTGTCCGATGCGGCTAAGTCCAACTGGGGTAAAATGACCTCCGCGGTTACTCCAGGTGCGTCGCAAGTCTTCTTGCCACTTATCTTTTTCTTCAACCGTAACCCAGGATTGGCGTTGCCATTGATTGCCTTGCAATACCACGAAGTCAGAATTGACTTTGACTTGACTTCGGAATTTGATTCTTTCTTGGACACGTCGGTTTTCAAGGTGTGGGCCAACTACATCTACCTCGACACTGAAGAGCGTAGACGATTCGCCCAAAAGGGTCATGAATACTTGATCGAGCAAGTGCAACACACTGGCTCCGATTCGGTCACGTCTAACGCGACCAAGCAAGTTAGATTGTCCTACAACCACCCAGTCAAGGAATTGGTCTGGTGTGTTAACGCCGGCTCCGCGGCGAGCACCGGTTTGTGGAACTTCTGCTCCAACACGGCTGCCGCCGATGTTGTTATCGATTGCTCCCCAGAAAAGTCTACTGAAGGTCAAGTTACCCCAGCTCAAGTTGGTCAACCACTTCTTGTTGTCGGTACCAACGGTGGTACTGAGTCGTGGCAAGAAGACGGTGCCGCTTCGGCGACTGCCTCCGTCGGTCCAGTTGACACCTTCAAGTTGGTCCTCAACGGTCAAGACAGATTCAAGGAACAATCCGGTAAGTACTTTAACCAAGTGCAACCATACCAACATCACTCTGGCTCCCCATGCCCAGGTGTCTACTCGTACTCCTTTGCGCTTAAGCCAGAAGAGCATCAACCAACGGGTACTTGCAACTTCTCCAGAATCGACAACGCGCAAGTTGCGATCAAGCTCAAGGATCTTACGAACACCTCTTTGGCTACTCCATCCCTCGACATGTTCGCGGTTAACTACAACGTTCTCCGTGTGCAATCCGGTATGGGCGGTCTCGCGTTCTCCAACTAAGCGTTTCTTAGTTTATTGATTATAGTAAAAAAATAAAATTTAAAAAATAAATAAAATTTAGATTTTAAAATTTAGAACAAATTTTAAAGTTTAATCTTAAAATACTTTTGTATTTTTTCAAGTATGTAACAATTCGGTTCAAGTTTACCCGTTTCAATTTTGTTTATCGTATCTAAAGTTTCTCGTATTCTATGACCAAGTTCAACCTGTGTATGACTTCTTTCTATACGTATACGTTGAATTCTTTTACCTATTGTATTATCCATATTGATAGTGATTAGAGTTTAACACCCAAAACTCGACGCAGTTTTTGCATTATTTTATGGTCCGGGATTGATTTACCTAATTCATATGAAGAGATGATATCTGTTGATACGTGTATAAGACCTGCGAGATCCTTTTGTGTATATTGTTTTGCAACACGTGTCCGTTGGATCGTTAATCCTGTTTCTTTACTGACTTTCTTGTGTGTTCCAGCTAATTCGGCTTCATCTAGTTTTTGTTCCGGTGATTTACCTGAATACTGACCCCGTTTCGGTAACCTAATTTCCTGACCCATGAACTTGACGTATTTTTCTTTTTCTCGTGTTTTATCAATTTTGCCACGAATAACGACTGGATCCCAATCTTGATAATTATTCATTTGGGTTAATATAGACTTAAAATTTTAAGTCTTTTTTGTATAAATGGATTCTACATATATATTTTTATTAATTTTTGGAACTGTGACTGGTTCTTGTGCACTGTTTAATCCAGTGATTAAATGTTATTATTATTGGTTCCCTTATAAACGAGAAGACATTGTTGAAGTATAAAGTTTAAACCTGTGTATACTATAAATGATTGAAGCATACACAGATGGAAGTTGTTTAGGAAACCCCGGTCCCGGTGGTTGGGCATATCTTATAAATACAAAACCTAAAATCGAAAAGAAAGGTGGTAAAGATATTACCACAAATAATGTTATGGAAATGACTGCGATTATAAAAGTTTTAGAAAAGTTTTTGGAACTCGAACATAAAACCGTGCGTATTTTTACGGATAGTAATTATGTAAAAATGGGTCTAACAGAATGGTCTAAAAATTGGGAACGTAATGGTTGGAAAACAACTAAAGGTGATGATGTAAAAAACAAATGTGAATGGGTACAAATGATTGATTTGATGCGTAAATTTGATATAGTTGATATTAAATGGGTTAAGGCACATAATGGAAATGTAAATAATGAACGTGTTGATACAATGGCACGGGAATATGCATACTTATTTTCTAAGAAATAGTAATGGGAGACGATACCCCAGAACAACATCACTGGTGTCCGAAACAAGAACAACTCCTAATCAGGTGGGCTGAAAAAGCTGCCGGATACCGATGGTTACATAATCACGCACGTATGTTTTATAAGAAACAAAACGATTGGTTATCGTACCCGTGTATAGTTATATCGAGTATTACGGGTGTTGGTGGGTTTGCAGTACTAAGTCCTAATGATCAAAACATGTCGACCGAACAAAAACAAAAAATTGTTATTTTTCAATATTTTTTCGCGTTTATGAATGTTATTGCGGGTATACTTACATCGATATCAAAGTTTAACAATTCTTCACGTATGATGGAAGCACACTCGGTCATGTCCATCCAATACTCAAAATTCTATAGAAACATTGATATGGAATTATCACTCGAAACGAAATACCGCGAAGACGTTTTAGATTTTGTGAATAAAGTGCGTTTAGAATACGATCGATTACTTGATGAAGCACCCGATATACCCGGGCACACGATAGAGGCGTTTAACGAAACGTTCCCCGGTAAAGAAAACAAACCTGACGTGTGTAACGGTTTAAGTATAATTTCAAATAATGAACTAATTAAACAAGACGATTCGCGCGTATCAAAAGTTATAAAAAAATGGATAATACGTCCAAAAACACCAGATAAAGACTTACCAACACCGAGACAATCAATGGATTTAGAGTCTCATCCTTCGTGTGGGGTATAAATATATTATATCATTATAAAGTAATATGGGTATAATATACATGTTAACATCACCAGATAATAAGAAGTATATAGGACAAACTATACAGGGATTTACCAAGAGGATGTATGGACATAAACATGGAAAATCATATTGCAGAGCATTAAGAAATGCGATCAATCATTTCGGTTTTGATACTTTTAAAAAGGAGATAATTTGGGAAGGTGATAACTGTAGTCTTTGTGATATGGAAAAATATTATATCAATACATACGACACATTATACCCAAATGGTTACAATCTATCTTCTGGAGGTGGGAGAGGAGAACATAGAAGTAAAGATACCATACAGTTAATGGTGAATAATCAGAGAGAAATGGCTAAACAAAGAAACAAAGGGCTTCTTGGATTTATAATAGAAAATCGTTCAAAAAAAGATGGACATATAACTTCTTGGAGTTTTGGAACCTATAAACTTAGATGGGGTGGATTTAAAACAAAAGAAGATGTATTAAATTTTCAAAATATATATACAGAAAATCCAGAAAATATTAAGAAAACATATTTACAAAAAAGAACAAAAAATGGTAATGGATGTGTGTATTACAGACAAGATAGAAAAAAGTGGTGTTTGTCTAAAAATAATAAATATATGGGTTCATATGAAACAAAAGAAGAAGCCGAAAAGGCAAGAATTTTATTATTATTATAAATCAATTTTTACATATGTGTCCCATATGTAAAAAGCGATATTCCCGCCGGGTATCGATCCCGGGATGCAGTCTTAACTCCGAACTTATGAATTAAATCATAAACTGACATACTTTAAAAGTATAAGGACTATGTGATGACCATTTCACTACGGGAACGTGTATAGTATACGCATCTACTCTTTAAACTATCATATGTGTTAAAGATATACCCCGTTAAAAAGTAAATGATTCGTGTTTCTTCAATCCCCCCGTCCCCTGAAAACAAACGTAACCAAATACGTAAGAACATTCTCGAAGGTACGTATTCTAAAAAAATAAATATTGCGTTTCAAACGTTCGAGAACCCACGCCTTCAGTTTAGGTTCGCGGAAGCACTCGACGAGGCGGATGAAAAGTGTTACGTTTCGGGAACATCAGAAGAGTGTTTTGCGGCATGGCAAGAAGTTGATGAATTGGAAGATTCAATGATGCGTCTCGGTGTAGAAGTATTTCAAAACTATAGTATGCGATACGGCTCATTACTCAGACGAACATTCAAACTTAGATGGAATGTTCGTAACGTCGAGGACCATCACGTCATACCAAAAGAGTTCAAGAGTCACCCAATTATTGAAAAGGTAAACTATGATATCCACGCGAGTGAGAATATAATCATGATGCCGCGTGAAATTGGTAATTTACGTGAGAATAGACTTACACACAGAGGTAATCATAAAAAGTATAACGAATATGTCGGTAACGTTCTCAATTCGATGGAAAATACCGATATATCTGAACCAGAATTTAAAAAGTTTGTTGACTTTTTAAAAGATGGGTGTCGGTTTCGTCCACAGGACATACCATGGAGTTAAATTCGTTTGTGCAAATTGCACGTAGTTGGATCTTTAGTTGAATTTTCATTATTACTACCAAGTTCGGATCGATTTTGTGATATATAAGCCGGTGATGTTACACACTTATTTACTTTATTAAATTGTATGTAATCCGAAAGTGTGTGATCATTTCTATGTCTCCAAAAAGTAACTTCATCTCTTTCCATAAATCTTTTAAGGAAACTTTCTTTCATAACAAGTGCGTGATTGCATAACATTTGTGTATCTACAGGTGCCCTATACAAATGTTCTGTTATACTTGGGTATGTCATACCACAATTTGCCCAACAATACCCTAAAAACAAAACTTCACAATCAGTCGATTTTAAATCTTTTACGGCGGCGTAAATTTTATCTAAACTTACCATGTATTTTATATCATCTTCCAAAAACATAACTGTTTCGTACCCGTTCAAATACGCGTCGTAATAACACATGAAAAACGATAAAGATACGGGTAATTTTGTCCATCGTTTGTATAAATGTAAATTTGTTGGTGAATATGTCTGACTTAAACGCGTATAGTCTTCGACGGATAGATCGGAAGGTTTTATTGCATCGAACATTTTATAAGGGGTCTGTAATTGTTCGAGCATTTGTGTTATGTATTTTTTCCTTTGTGGCATAGATATACAATATATCATATCAACATCCAAATTATGGTTTTCGTGTTTCACAGTTTTAAACCTATTTTTAAATCGGTTATATACATTATTTGGTAAATAATCTTCATTCGATGACGTTACAGGAATAATATCAGGACTACACTGTTGTCTCGTTTGATTATATAATTTAACTAAATTTTCCGTATACGTTATGTTTTGACATATTTTAATAGGATCCCATCCGTTTTGTATCGTATCTTTATACGGACCCTTTTCTGCACTTTCGGTAACTAGATTCTCATAATTATTTAAAATGAGTTTCATACTTGATACGTACGGTACGAGATAATCGCCATTTTTACCTATTATATCACGAAATTCCTTGTTTTTTGTTTTATACTGATCATCTGAAAAATCATTTATACACATATTTAACCAATCTTTTATGAGTTTATCACCCGGTTTTGCTTTTATAAAAAAGTTTTCTAAACACGTTACATTCTTTTTTGAGAACCTATCCGCTTTGAAACAAAATACTTTATCACCTTTTGGTACCCAGGAACTTAATTTTCTATTTGTAAAGACAGATGCATCCATCCAAATACCACCATACTTATGAATTAAGTATAGGCGAATTAAATCTGATTTGTTTGCTTCGTTCTTTGTTATAGATGAAAACTTAGCCATGGTTTTTTCGGGTATCCATTTAAAAATGGTTTTCTTATTTAGAACTCTTATATCTTTACACGAACCTACGGTTTTCCAGTTTTTAATACACCGTTTTACGATTTTTGGTTGGTAAGGTGAGTGCCAATACGTCCAAACGGTTTCTTCGGTTATTGGTTTATCCTCCTGGTATTTCGTATTTTTACAAATTAAGACAAATATAATGAATATTATAATCGATAAAAAAATTATTTTAATTTTTCTATCGTACTTCATACTTAAAGAATACAGACAAAATAAATATGGGGAGCTATTGTCATATAGTGGTTAGTATCTTGGACTTTGAATCCAATCACCTAGGTTCAAATCCTAGCAGTAGCTGGTAACGATGCCGTGGCCGAGTGGTCTAAGGCGCCAGATTAAGGCTCTGGTTCGAAAGAGCGTGTGTTCAAATCACACCGGTATCATACGTGCGATAGCTCAGTTGGTAGAGCATTGGATTGTAATTGTAATGAATTATTATAACTATTCGTTTAGTTGCTAAACTCCAATTGTCCCGAGTTCGATCCTTGGTTGCGCGACCCCATACCCGTTTCTCTCGTAACTCAATCGGTAGAGTGTAGGACTGTTAATCCTGAAGTAGGGGGATCGAAACCCTCCGAGAGAGTTTTTACAAATTTAGCAAACGATCGCAGGTTCGAACCCTGTCGCGAGCATATTTCTCTAACGAGCTCGTGTGGCCAAGTGGTAAGGCATTTGCTTTGTATTTTAACAACCTTTTAAAAAGTGTGTCCCACATTTTAAAAAGTTTTGTCGTGTAACAGTAATAGAGCAGGCCGAGCATGTTTTTATCAAATTGGCTCGTCTTTAAAATAGTCTTAGCGGCGTTAGGTCTCGTGGATTACCCACTCGCGGCGGACGTTTTATTGGTGTACGATAATGCGAATAAACTATATTTAAGTGGTGGGTCTTTGGAGTACGTGTCGAACGTTGTTTTGTATAAAGGCGAGACGAGTTATGATGCATCCGCTACCGTATCTGGTGATGCACCTTTATCTAAAACTATATTAGGTGGTGGTGCGAGTTATTATTTAGGAAGTGGTTACGGTGGTCCTAGAAGTTTTAACGTGAATAACGGTGACCAAACGGTTTTAGTTGCGGGTGCACGTGGTTATAATAGTAACCAGGGTCTCATTTACATATATGAAAGACACTCTAAAAATAGAGGTGATTGGGAACTTAAACAAACTATATACGGTAATTTAGGAACTAATGCGAGTTTTGGTGTAACTGTATCTATAAACGATGCAGGTGATCGTATATTTGTAGGTGCGGATCAGTATTCTTCTTATACAGGTCGTGTTCTCATATACGATAGGGGTTCCGATGGTTTGTTTCCGGATACACCCACGCACACACTTACAGGAAGTAATGGTGGTGGTTACGTTTTTGGGTTTTCTATAGATTGTAACAGTGCAGGTGATAAACTCATTGTGGGTGCACGTAACGAACCTAATAGCGGTGGAAGAGGTGCTCACCATTTATACGAACTAATTGATGGGACGTGGACGAGAACTTACCATAGAGTAGAAGGTAGTAATGATAGACGTTATGGTTGGGCAGTTGCCATGAACAAAGTAGGTGATAGATTTGTCGTTGGTGGTTCTTACCCAAACGGTTGGATTTGGATTTTTCATTACGAAAATGGGTCATGGGTTCAGAAAACACAAATTAGTAATCCAGTTGCTTCTAATGAATTTGGTTGGTCGGTTTCCATGAACGATGTTGGTGATAGGGTAGCCGTTGGGTGTAATACAAATAGAGTGTACATATACGATTATAATGGTACGTCGTGGTCTCTTTTTACGAGTAAAACCGATAATATCGCCGGATACGCCCTTGCTTCTTTAACACCAAGAGGTGATTATATAGCTATTCATAATCATGCTGCTGATCCTTTTGGTACTAACCCTGGTGCAGCGTATATATACAAAATTTCAGATACGGGTACGTTAACGCTCGTACGTACGTTTACGGGTGAAGCGTCTAATGATAATCTTGGTTGGCATGTATACATGTCTGATGACCTGGAAGTTATAGTTATGGGTGCACAGGGTAACGACGAAGGTGGAACCGATGCGGGTAAATTGTATGTATACAGTTTCGATACATGGGCGGAAAACTTTTACATAACCCAACCTGGAACCTACCGCGCCGATTTACAAATTTGCGGTATCGACTATAAGACGAACGAGGTCGAGGTGACGGGGACGCCGAGTGATATAGAAGTATTTAAGGAACCGGAAACGGATTTTACCGCAAGTAAAGCTGTTTTATCAAGTACATCGAGTCCAAGTTATCACCAAGGTGGTATGAGTGATAATGGTGAATATTACTATTATGGACAACAAGTTTACAAAAAGGACACGGGTTCGTTTACGTATACTACGTATGGAAGTGCTTTGTCATCTATTATATTTAGTGGTTCTCATTCAAGTATATCTCACGATGGTAATTATATAGTTTCGTATTATACTAATTCAACACATCAGCTTCATATAATAAAAAATAACGGTTCGACTTTTACGAGTCACCAAATTATAGCATCACCCAATTCAAGTGCAAGAAGTGATTCACAACCCCAATTTATACCCGGACCACTTAAACATTTTGTTTGGATTGAAAAGGTTTCGGGTACTTCTAATATTACTTTTCACTTTTATAAATACAATTCAGGAACTGATACTTGGTCTTTAGGTTTTTCGGTTACTAATCCAACAGATCTTTCTGTTGGAGTTAGAGTTTATGGTCGAGGTGGTATGTCATTTTCAAAAGATGGTAATTATTTAGCCATTTCCACGGGTACCGGTGGTACTACTCAAACGGGTGTAGCTGTTTTAAAAGTTGACTGGGTTAACGAGACGTGTGTAAAAAAATACGAAAATACGAGTGTTGGATACTGGGCGTGTTTCTTATCACGCGACGCTAAATATTTTTACTATTCAACTGGTACTGGTACAACAGCCGGTAAAATGTTATACTCAGCTAACGGCGATTGGGAAAGTACACCTACCGACGTAACAAGTTCATTTACAAATATAGGTAATTTGGGGGATCACTCTTCAGTATTTTCGGATAGGTATATATTTTCCGAAAAGGGTGGTAGCGCTATATATATTTTTAAATGGCAGGATTTAATAAGTCCTACCCTCACCTTCGACAACTATAACAAATTGTCACTGACGAACACACCAACGTACACGTCCTCCAAACTCTTTCTAGGGTCGAACGTGTACGATATAGGCACACTCACGAGCGACATAACCATCGAAAAACAAGGTGAATACGCAAGCTTAACGTTCGATACGAGTTCGAACGTGGCGTACTTTTCGAATGTGACTGTTGCGAGTGTATCTGAAAAGGTTATAACTGATGGATATTTAGCTATAGATACACCAGTTACGAAGTTTACAACAACAAAGGATATAGAATCCAATACGAAAAGTATTTCGTATGGAACGTGGATGAATTTTTCTTATAGAGCAACAAGTGGTTACACGAGAGGGTTTATAACACCCACTAGTGGTAGTAATCCACTGAGTACTACTCAAGGATCTTTTTGGGATCTACTTGCTTACATATCAAGTCCATCCGATGGTATATTTTTTAGAAATCACCAAGATATTCAATTTTTATCTTTTACAAGAGACGGTGGTGACGAAGTTCCTACCTTCTTGGCATTTCAAGGGCGAGGACAGGGGCATAATAACTTTCAACATGTTACTATAGTAACTGAAGATGATAATGGTACATACTATGTGACTTTATACGTTAATGGTGATAAGATAGCAAAAAAGAATATTTCGGCTAGTTCGAATTACCAATTTGCAGTTAGAAATTTTACAATGGGAAAAGTTGCTTATAGTGGTTCTTCACAAGCTCCCGTTTCGTTCCTTCGCCCGTTTTTGTATGACGGTACGCTTAGTGATACCGATGTTAAGAAGGTATTTTTGGGTAACGTCCCTAAAGTTTCGGGTTCGGGTGCAAAGCTCAAATGTTATTTTCCCGAAGGGTTAACAGACGTTTCCGGTAACAGTAACGATTTGGTTGCTTATGATACAGCAACTGCAAATTTTACAAACCATAGAGTTGTTGCGGTGGGTGTTACTCCGAACATGGATAATATAATGACATGTAATCCATTAACGGGTAACGGTGAACATACCATGAATGTGTATTTCGATAACAAAATGTTTGAGATAACTGCTCAATCGCGTGAAAATAGTGCTTCGACAACTGGTACTCATTTTTCAGCTGCTAATACATTCGATCCTCGTAAATCGTCTAACGTGCGTGGGTGGTGTACATCTGCTGTATCGAATTATGGTGGGTTCCCACACTATTTAAGCGTTAAGTTTCCAGAAGCAAAGTATGTGAGTAACTGTTTTATAATTGAAGCAGACCCTAACGGTGGTGTTCATAGAACAAATTCTAATCATCTCGTCACTGGTTTTACTATAGACGCGAGTACTGATGGAACATCGTGGTCTACGAAGTATACGTCGTCTTCGGGTATAGGAAACTCAGGTAAACAGTTTGATTTAACGTCACCGGGAACGTTTCAGTATTGGCGTTTAGGTATTACAGGTTCGAGTGTCGATTATTTTGGTATAGGATTTTGGGATATTATATCTAATAACTTTTCGGTCGATGGACCTTCAGCTACGAGTCTTGCTAAGTTTTCGAGTGATTTAACGTCGGCACCCACAAGTGCTTCAACAACCGGTACTATAACATATTCGAGCGACGGAGCTGTACATGCGGCTAGTTCATCTTTGGTTTTTCCATTTACCGTCGATACTGCCGATACGTTTTCGGTTTCGTTTATAGGTAAAGGTATGTCAACGAGTCAATCTGGATTCATTCAATCTACCGCGAACTCTAGTGCACCTGAAATGGAAGGTATTTTAGCCGGAAGTGGAAATTTTTGGGTGAGACCATGTAATTATAGTATACAAGAAGATAGAGGTAAATCACCGGGTTACATGAACAATAGTGATTGGACACACTACGTGTATACATTATCACCGTGTGGATATAATCTTTACATAAACGGTGTTTTACGTTTAGCAAAATTATTTAATAGTGCTCGAGGTGGTACGACCGGTATAACCACGTTTAATGTGAATACATCAAATATGTTTAATGCCAATGGTATTCTTGGTAAATTTAAGGCGTATAGTAACGTTTTGGATTATCATCAAGTAACCGAATTATATCATGCGGATACACCTGGTATATCAGATTTGTTAGTACAACCAGATCCCATTACATTCGACGGGTACAATAAACTGACGTTTACCGGCGCAGATACCGACTCGACGTATAAGTTAAAGTACGAATCGAACACGTACGATTTAGGGACGATTTCGAACGTGTACATTGCGTATCCGGGGACGTATTCCGCGGAAATCAAAGGCGCGACGAACTTTGCGTTGAGTAGTAATGTGGTGAATCAGATAAAATTACCAGACGTGGTTACTGTAGACTGGAGTACTACAAGTCTTAGTAGTATAACTGCAAGTAATGGTGATACACTCACAACGAATGTTGGTGGTACATGGGATGTACAGACGGATAGTACCATGGGTAAAATGGTTCATATTCAAACTGCTACAACTTCGAGAAAATTTGAAATAGAAAATAGTACACAATCATTAACTTCATTTGTGGGAACTGGTGATGGGGTGACTATAAGTTTCTATATGAAACCAGGAAATCGACTATATGGTTCACCAAAATGGTTCAATGACTTATTTCGGGTAAATGGTAATGCATCTGTTGTACCAAATGTATACGCACAAGTTACTTATGATACTGGACAAACGTATTCAGTTACAAATGATGAATGGATGTACGTTCAAATTTCATACAAATGGGATGGTAGCAATTTTGTGGATTACACATTTTATATAATAGATGAAAATGGTGATCAAGAAGTAAAGGTTAGTAAATCAAATGTTACTACAAATAATGGGTTACAATCAAGTAACAAGTTTTGGGAAACTAACAACAAATGGTTTAATATGGAAGTGGCTTCATTTAGAGGTGATATCAATTTGGATTTTTATTTAACAAATTTCAGATTTGAAAATAAATATAGAAGCGAATCTTATTGGAAAGGTCTACCACCTTCGACTACAGGGTCTGGGTTACCCTCCCTAACCTTCGACACATACAATAAACTGACGTTCACTGGTTTAGAGTCGGGGTCGACCTCAACACTCAAGTACGGCTCGAACACGTACGATATCGGCACGGCGAGTAACGTATACATATCTGAACAAGGTACGTACGAGGCGGAAAGTAAAGGGACGACTACGTTTGCGTTGACGAAAAATGTTGTGGGTGCGATTGCGAGTACGATGGCGGGTTATGAAAAACAGGACCAGGTTTTGGATGCCGGTACGAACGCCGGGTACAGTAACGGGGATGCTTCTCAAGGTGGTTATGGTAATTCTATAGATATGAGCGCAGACGGTACGCGTATGGTTGTTGGTAACGGACACTATACCGATTCAAACGGTCGAGTTTGGTTATACCATTTGGAAAACGGGTCGTGGGTACTAAAACAAACGTGGGATGGTGGAACTAGATTGGGTTCACAAGTTGCCATGAACGAAGCCGGTACGCGCGCATTTGCAATCTATACTGGAGGAGGTGTTAAAATATGGGACTATTCTTCCGGGGCATGGGATACGTCGGCTAGTGGTACTTATGCTATTATCCCTGGAACTATATCTGGGGAAGTACCTGCCGTAGACTGTAATAAAGCGGGTGACGTTGTTATTATTGGTTCGGGTAACAGTGCCGGTACTGCTACATGGATATATAGACTTTCGGGTGGTTCATGGAGTTCCGAAAAAAATTTTTCTAGAAGGGGATCTGGTGTATCCATGAACGGTGACGGTACGCGGTGTTTTATGGGCGATCGAAACTCTCACAAAGTTTGGGAATCGAATTATTCCGGTGGAAGTTGGGGAACCGAAACTGAAATTATAAGTGAATCGTCATTTAGTGGCTATTGGCCCGCATCTTTGAGTACAGATTCGGCGGGTGAAACAGTGTGTATTAAGGGTGGTGACTCTGGAAACGGTGCAATTTACGAAAGAGCTGGTAATGGTTCATGGTCCGCTTCTGTAAGTGGTATACTGTCAAGAACAGAAGTTTACGGTACAGATAAAGTTGCATTATCATACGATGGGACAGTGGCACTTTTTGGTCACATGCAGAACACCAACGCCTTATCCACTGGCGGTCACGCGCTACTTTATACTAAATCGGGGTCAACTTGGACACTTACACAAACTCTACTTAATCCGAGTTCTTCACAAGACTCGAGCGATTTTTTTGGAGGTGGTACTGGTTTAGCTAAAACGGTAAAGGATAGGTTTGTTGTAGCGGCGATGGGTGACGATAACGCCGGTACGAACTATGGTGCGATTTATACGTATACGAACGCAATCCCCAAATACCTCGATTTCGACACGTACAATAAACTTTCGATAAACGGTATTACGCCAACCTCGACGACACTCAAGTACGGCTCGAACACCTACGAAATCGGTACGGCAACGAACATTTACGTCGAGAATACGGGCGACTATTCCGCGGAAATAGGAAATGCCACAGACTTTGTGTTGACGAATACCACGGTAAGTGGAACACTAAAAACGATCGAACCTACACTTAGTGGTGGAAATGCTTATCTTCACGCACTTTCATACGACGGTAAATTGTATGCGTGGGGTATAAATGACGATGGCGAACTTGGTCTTGGAGATAATACAAATAGAACGACACCAACTTTGTATTCGGGACCATTGGTTTCTAAAATATTAAATAAAGGGTGGAGCGGTGGAAATACACGTAACGAAACTTCGTGGATAAAAACGGTTGGTAATGAGGTTTATGCGACTGGTAAAGGTGATACGTATATGATACCGGGTACAACTTCAGATCTTTTATCATTTACCGACGTGACGTCGTATTTCGGGGACCAAAGTTTAACATCAAATAATGTTGTTTTTGTTGGTGGTGGAGAAAGATCGTGTGTATCATTAACCGAATCTGGTAACGTGTGGACGTGGGGTACGCATAATTCAACATACTGGAATTTGGGTCAGGGTACGGGTGCGTCTTCGTCAAATACACCCAAACAAATAACGTTTGGTGGTGTAACAGATAATATATCGAGAGTCGCGTTCGGTCACGATCACGGCGTCGCTTTAGATACTGATGGTGACGTATGGTTTTGGGGTCAGATTTGGGCCGGTGGTGCTAGTGTAGATTATCCACAAGCAACTTTATCGGATGCGCAAAAGTCGCCTCACGAAATCATGACGAGTAACAATATCGTAGGTGTTTCGAGTACGTATTTTACTATATACGCATGGCAAAGTGATGGTACGTATTATGCGTTGGGACAAGACTCTCATGGTCAAATAGGTGATGGTGCGGCATCGGGCGGTTATACGTCATGGCAAAAAGTCGAATACTTTTCGGCGAACAATATAACGATAAACGAAATATATACAGGTCAATACAATGTATTTGTCGATACGAGTGATGGATACTATTGTTGGGGTTATGGAGCAAGTGGTGCTTTTGGTAATGGGGGTACAGGGGATTTAGCGTCGCCAACGAAATGGACGAACGTTTCGAATATAAAAGTGTTTAGTGCGGGTGGAGCATATATGGGTGCAGCTATTACCGAGGATGGTAAGTACTACGCGTGGGGTAGTGGTAGTCAAAAGCAAAGAGGTGACAATGATACGGGTAACATTTCGTACCCCAAACATATCGATACGTTACCGAACATACTCGCACCTTCGTTCGAGTTCGACGGGTACGATAAGGTTTTTGTGAATGATCCTCTTGACAGAGTATTCGCACCATCTACAATACCTTTAGATTCCGCTTTTGGTGGAACATGGGTTACATCGGGATGGTCAGTTGACGCAATGACTCACACATCTACTGATTTTATTTATAAACCTACTGGTGGTGATAGTGGTAATTCATTTAAATGTAATAAAACTACATTTGTATGGGCTGATAACAGTACTGGTGGTACACCAAGTAGTGTTACAAAACATGGAGGTTACGTGTATTGTGCTGATGGATATGATAATAGTGGTAATTACAATGCTAGTAATTTCACAACATTAAGAGGAAGATTTCTGGACCCATTTTATGGGATGTCGTCTATAAATACAAAATACACAAAAGACACCCATACCTATGACGCAAACCAAGCCCAAATCGTCACGGTTTCCGATCCCGGAACGTACGACGCGCAAATAAAATCTGGTACAGATTTTACCCTAAAATCCGAAACGGTCCCCGCAACCTCGTCGACGGGTCTGTATACATGGGCATTCCACCACGGTAATTTCGATAACGCGTACGGTGACGGCGATATACTTACGGCGCGCGATAACGGTCGGTTCTATGCCGATACGCCGAGTTATACGGGGGATATTGGGACGATAACAGCTGTAAATCCATTAGTGAGTAGTAATGTATCGTTTAGATTAAATGAGTATACCCAAAACGATAGTTCTGATACGAATACTACGGGTATTATGTTGACAGAAATTGACGTATTTGATGATACTAATACCG